TTGCTTCTACTTAATTTTCTCAACTCTTTATCGCCAAAAGCATCTCTACCATACATATGGTCATCTTTACCCATACGATTTACATCACGCGGTCTACCCGATGCTTTTGCTTCATTTGGTGATTGACCTAACTTTGATTTTAAATCTTGTATAGTTTTTTCAACATCCAATGGCTCTCCTGTTGGGAACTCTTCTTCTGGTTGTTCTTCTTCAGGTTGTTCTTCACCACCTTGTTGTGGTTGTCCAGCCATCATACCACCTTGCTCTTGCTGTCCTTCTGGTTTACCGGTTGTTTCTAAATTAGTTAATACAAATGTATTTTTAGCATCTTTAACTAAACCTTTTTTCATATCTTCAACATCATCATCGCTGAAATTGAATACATTCTTATACATCCAATCTTTTGAGATAAGTTTTAAATCACCCATTGTTCTAGCTAAATCTACTTTAGATGCCCATAATTCAATTTTAGATTGTTCGTAGATTGTATATGGGATAGTTAATGATAATTCAAAATCAGCTAATGTTTCATCCTCAATACCTTGTGAGTATAAGTGAATGATTGCAATCTTTTCTAATTCAGATGTTACTATTCTTTGAACTCTTTCAATTGTTTTAGCAAATCTCATATCCATAGCTGCTAATGTAGCTTTTGAATTACCATCTTCTAAAAATCCTAAATGTTGTTTTGGTATTTTTAATGCCGCAAACATTTTATCTTTTAAGTAGTTTATATCATCAATAGGAGCATACTCTAAACCATCCAAATTTTCAATAGATGTTCCACTATCATTACCACGAACTGGCAGATAGAAATCTTCCATCAAGTTTTGAATGTTATACTTTAAGTTGTACTCACCAGTATCTGCATTAATAATTGGTGCTTTCTTTGATTTGTTGATAATACGTTGAATGTAATTATCAATCTCATTTGTAGGAATGTTACCCACATCAATTTTGTAGATACGCTTTTGTGGTGCTCTTGATATACGATGTATAATCATTGCATCTTCCATCAATGTAATTTGTTTCCACAATCTTCTTGCACTTTCTAACATAGATTTACCATAAGGTAAAAAGTTAGTATCAGTCAACATACGAAAGTGAGCAATCTCATAGTTTTCGTATTCTGTTTTTTGTCCAGCTACATAAAGTGATTTAGTTGCTAATGGAGTATGAACGAATTTAACTGCTTGCCAATTGTTTGGGTCAAATCCTTCAACACGAGTAATCTCATAAACTGAAAGTGGTTGGATACCAACTACACCTAACTCTTCTGCAATCTCAATATGTAAAAAGTGGTCACCATATTTAACCAAACTTCTTACCCAAGGGAATAAATTAAATTCAACATTTATAATATCGTAGAATAAGTTTTCTAATATGGATTTTATTTGTTCGTTATTTGTTCTAACTTCTAATACCTTTCCGTATTCGTTTTTAGATGTAGACTCTTCTGCGTAAATATCCAATGCAGCACCAATGATTGGGTCAGCATCCATAGCATCATAATCTCTAAAAAGTTCTTGTCGTATTTGTTGGTAAGCAAGATAGTTCTCATAGGTATTATTCATAGCCGATGAGTGTAATCTCATATATCTATCACGTAGATTGGTAGCAATTGCTTGCGTTTCATCGTAATCAATTACCTTTAACTTATTCCCTTGCTTTCTTACGATTACCGATGTGGAGAATAGTTTGTTTAACCTACCAAAAAATGATTTATCTGTTGCCATTTACTTCTGTTTGTTTAATTATATAACCTTTATTTTTTTACTCATTTTTACCACTTTTAGGTGTTTAGTGGTAATTTATAGTTTTACTCAATTTTACCACTTTCTACAAGACCAATATCTTGCTTTGTGTCTTGGACCAGGTTGGTCACAATTATGTCTAGCTCTAAACGATTTTCTTGCGTTAGGATTAGATTTTCTTATTCGCATTGTTTTTTCACCTTTGGATGCTGCAGATGTACCACCATGTCCAAAGTTTACTTTAACAATATTACCTGCTGGATTTTTAACATATACTTTGAACTTTTTAACATCCCCACGCGTTGGTTTACCCAATTTCACTTCTCTACCCTGATATTCTGCTTCAAATACACAATTACAATTATCTTCTTTTAATTCGTTTGTATATCCTTTTAGATATTTGATGAAATCTTCCATGTCATCATCTTCAACATCTAACTCATCATAATCATCTGTGTTATCGTGTCCACATTTATGACAAACATATGGAGTTTTTCCACCATCTTCTAAATCCCATTCCCATCCACATTTTTCACATTCTACTGATTGAGTTTCATTTTCATTAACGGGAACACAATTTGGAACTTGATTTCCACCTTTATCCTTCATTCCCACTTGCTTATATCCATCCCAACAATCTTCACATAATGCATTAGCTTCTCCTTCGTTACAAGTCTTCCAACCACCACCTTTTGATTTATAGTTCTTTGCAGCCCAGCCATTCGCATACGCAGATGGATAAACATCAAACTTTGATTTAGCTGCCGATTTAGATGCGGACCATTTTGCCGGGTCAGTTGGACAATTTTTTTCTAAAAAAAGATTTAATTTTTCGTAGATATTCATACTTTCCTTTTTTGGTTTTGTAGAAACATATATTGGTGTTTTACCCTGTCCACTACTACTCTTACCACCTCTATCTGCATCATTTTGTGCTGCTCTTTTTCTTCTAGTTGCACTTTCTTTTTCTTTTTTACTCATTCCGGCAGCTTTTGATGCTGGAACACATTTTGCATATCCTTTCTTCTCACCCGAAGTGCCGCATGGAGGATGTTTCCCATCAACTTTCTTGCCGATGTTTACCCACTTTTCCTTAAACCACTTGCGTAGGTCTTCTTTTACTATATTACGCAATTTTATATTACCATTCATATACAATATATAAATATAAAGAAATTCAGTTTAACCTATCGTAGTAACCAACGCAAGTCTTCAAACTCATCATTTTTACCCGTTTGCATTTTGTATGGGTCATCACCAAATTGGCCGGGTGTGTATAAAGTATCATAAGATGTTTGTACGAAACCATCAATAGAACGTCTTGTCAAATCAATACCTTCTTGTCTTAAACGGAGTGCAGTATCTCTAATCCACAATCCCATTCCTAATGCCATTACCAAGTCATCATTGTATCCTCTTGCTGCTTCGGCTCTACCATTGTGCCAAATAAAGGTAAAGAACTCATCTATCGTTCTTTTACTATGGATAATAACACTCATATCTCGCATATAAGTGTCTATCTTTGATATTACTAACGGACGAGTTTTAGATGATATACTAAATCCTGGTACCATTTGCTTTTCATCTCTGTAAAACTTATTAGTAAATTGAGTATCAATATCTACATACTTAACATCTCTGTTAGACCAGAATAGATTTTTGTAGTTTCTATCTAAACATTGTTGAATTGTTGTCCAACCAATTGATGCATTATCAATGATTAGTAAAGCATCGTTATATTCGGTTGCCAAATTAATTAGAAAATTACCAAAATCTTTTGGTTCAATCTTTCCTTTATATTCTGCAACTTGTTCACAGCTTTCAGCATCTATTACGTGGCAGGTAGAATAATCTTCTCCATCACCACGAGCAACGTCAGCAGTTACTATATAACTTTTTGAATAATTAGGGTCTTCCCAAACCCATAAGTTATTATCAAACCCACGCTTATACATTGGGTCTTTTACATATGCTTCGGTATATTTAACTAATAACTCCGGTGCGATTACCGTTGCTCCAGAACTGATAAAGTCACAATCACATTCTTGTGCTGCTCCTTTTTGTCCTAATTGTTTTTCTTGTTCCTCTCTCCAACTTATATCTCTTTCAGGGTGAACTGTCCAATGGAGTTTAATTGGGTGAAATAAGTTTTCACCATTTTCTGCACCTACCCATATTTGATGAAACCAGTTACCAATACCATTTGGTGTAGATAATGCTATACAACTACCACCCGTTGATAAAGTAGATTGTGCCGATGTCCAAATATCTTCAATATAATCAATAAAAGCTGCTTCATCAAACACCAATAGGGATAGTGCTTCCGAACGTCCTGCATCTGGTTTAGATGAAATTGCTTTGATTTGAGAACCATTCTTTAATCGTAGAGATAGTTTATTATCTTCCGATTCTTGTACTCTTAACCATACTGGTAAGAATTGGTTCATTACTCTAACCTTTAATACCAAGTTCTTTGCAACTTCTTGTTTTGTTGCAATAACCAACACGTTAAAGTCATCGTTGAATATCATTTTCCACAAAGAATATCCAGCTACTAATGTAGATATACCTAATTGACGTGATTTTAAAACAACATTAAAGCGATTATCTTTAAAATCATTTAAAACTCCTTCTTGAAAATCGTATAAATCAAATGGAATTTTCCCACGAGTTGGGTGTTGAATTTTGCAATACTTGCGCATAAAATAGACAGGGTCTTGTGCACATTTTCTGTATTGCTCTTTTACTGCATCTTGCAGTGATTTTGTTTGATTTGCGGCCATAATGCCTTACCTATTTTTTAATACGGATTTTCCAATATACACCACCACCTACATATGGAATTACTTGATTTCCACCAGTAGGTGATTGTTGATTGGATATACCAAGATTTAATTGGTATAATTTATCTGTTTTTGTTTTTAGGATTACACCTGCACCAATTGAATTGCCGAAATTTACTTTATCCAATGCTCCGTTTATACCAACATATACTTGATTTTTAGGTAGTTCTTTTACTATCTTTGTATCAGTAATAGTTCGTTCTTTAATCGTAGCATTCCACTTTCTACCTAATATTTTATTTTGGTATAAAGTATCTGTAAGTTCTATTGTTCCCAAATTATTATCTAAAACTAATTTATCTTTATATAACACCTTTTGGTTATACGATTGAACTATTCTAACCGTATCTCCTTTTGTATATACAGGAACTTCTATTCTTTTTTCTTTTTCAACAATTGTTTCGTGGTAAATATCTTTACCTCTAACATATTTTATTTTGGTGTGGTCTATTATTACAGTATCAATCTTGTGTTTTAACAACTCGTAGTTTTTTCCATCTACATTTATAGTTTCACCTACTTTACCATCATCTTTGGTACATTTGTACCATACAATTCCGGCAGTTGCAAAAATCACAATCCATTTGATATTACTCTGTAAAAACTTTAGCATAATCTTCTTTTATTATTTCCCAACTATCATCTTTTATTTGCTGATAACCGGATATGTTTTCTTCTGCTTCAGCTATATCATTTTTGATATTAGCTTTTAACTCTTCTAAATCACCATCGTAATTCCACTTTTCAGTAGTACCATCTGAATTGGCGAATATATGTTCCTTACTTGCATCTACTAATGCCTCTTGGAACTTTTTAACTAAATCTTTTAAAAACTCAATTTCAAAACTAGCAATCTTCCACTTTTCGTATTCGTTCCAATTACCTTTTACTCTAAATAATTGTTCTTTTTCAGCCAAACAATCTATACAATAACCAGTTTTACGAATAAATTGTAAATGCTTTTGAGTTTTTTTAACTGTTTTACAACTTTTACTTTTACAAGTAGATAATGATTGTATGTATTCTCTAATTCCATCGAACTTTGATTTAACAATCTTATACCCCTTCTCTTGTACCCAAGTTACACCATCACTATCCGTCCACTCTTCACCA